ACTTGCACAGGATCGTACCTTTAAGGAGCAGGTTGCAAGACCAGCACAGAGACAACTTGAAAAAATGATCAACAAGATTATTCGTGAAAAGACAGATATCATTGAGTTTGTATTTAACGAGTTGACACTGACAGATGAGATTGCCCAGTCTCAAATTCTTGAGCGTTACGTTAAGAATCAGATCATGACTCCTAACGAAGCAAGAGTTGTTTTGGATATGCCACAGAGAGACGGTGGAGATGAGGTCCTAGACCTTAAGCCAGAAGCAGCAGCAGAGGCAACCACGACAAGAGCAAGAGACGCCGAAAGAACAAATAATAATTCTGACAGTTCATCGACTGTCGCTGGACGAAACCCAAAAGGTGAAGGAAGAAAAACTCCTTAATGTCCAATTTGTCCACAATGTGATACTTATATAAAATGGAGGGTATAATATAATGGTGAGCAATATATCCAAGGCCCATTGGAACTCAGATGGGGAAAATTTACGTCTTTCCATGCCACTTACTAAGGTGGACAAGGAGCGTAGAATCGTTTCAGGATTTGCATCTTTAGACAATGTTGACAAGCAAGATGACATTGTAACAGCAGAAGCATCAATGGATGCGTTTGCAAAATTCCGAGGGAACATTAGAGAAATGCATCAGCCATTAGCAGTAGGCAAGATGGTTTCATTCAAAGCAGATAAGTATTTTGATCCAGACTCAAAGAAGTTTTATAACGGAGTATTTGTATCAGCATATGTTTCAAAGGGTGCACAAGATACTTGGGAAAAAGTTCTAGACGGAACACTAACTGGTTTTTCTATTGGTGGACGTATGAACAAGTGGGATGAAGGGTTTGACGAGAAGTCAGACAAGGCAATTAGAATTATTAAGCAATATGATTTGATTGAGTTGAGTCTTGTAGATTCCCCAGCAAATCAATTTGCAAACATTGTATCTGTTGAAAAGGTTGACGGAGTAAATGTTATTAAGGGTGACGAAACAGTTTTAGAGAATGTTTTTTATGATAAGGAATCAGGTCTCGTAATGGTTTCAGAAAATGAGTCAGAGGTAAGCCCAACTACTGGTGAGCAAATGGAAAATATAGGTTTCGTTGAAAAAACAGATAATGAAAAGACAGACATGATAAAATTCTTAGTTGATAGTGCTAAAGGCATTAATACTTCTAAGATTAACAAGGAGGTACAACCTATGACAAAATCAAAAACACAAGTTGAAAAGACAGATGTAGTTGAAGATGTTGTGGTCGCTCCAGAGGCAGATGCATCAGTTGCAGAAGTTACTGAGGAAGTTGCTAAGGCAGAAGAGGTTGAGACAGCAGATGTTGTCAAGACTGATGAAGTTGTAGCAGAAGAGATTGTAAAAGCAGAAGATGCTGAAGCAGTCGAGGCAGTAACAGAAGCAGTTGTAGAAGTATCTAAGTCAGAAGAGGTAATTGCAGAAGCAGTTACTGAAATGAAAAATACTCTAGAATCAGCCTTTAGCGATCTAGTGTCAACAGTAAAGTCTTTGCAAGCAGAAGTAGAACTTCTTAAGTCTTCAAAGGTCGATGTTGATACAGTAAAGGATTCATTTGCAGCAGTTGCAAAAGATATTGCAGCAGTATCAAATGAGTTTAATGAATTTGGAAAACGAGTAGACGCTGTGGAAGCAGACACCGCATTCCGAAAGTCTGGAGATATCGGCGATATCTTTCAGAATCAACCTGAAACGGTTGAAAAATCCCTATGGGGCGGTAGTTTCCTCAAAACAGCCGATCTATTCAAATGAACAAATCACTAGGAGGTGACAATATGTCAGAAGAAATAATCAAAAACCAGCCAGGCGCTGCGGGAGATCTAGGTGGAACAACACCAGGACTTTACCAGGGTCAAGGTGCTTTCGCATCAGGTGGAATTGGTGGAGTATCAAACCCAGGAGCAGACACACTGGGAAATATTCCAACAGCAACTCTTGGATCAACAAGCGGAGCAAACGCTGTTAACCCTAGTGGTTCAGCCGCTTCTGGAATTTTGCGCCCTGAGCAGGCACGTCGTTTTATCGACTATGTTTGGGATGCAACAGTATTAGCAAAGGATGGCCGTCGTGTAACAATGAAGGCTAACTCAATGGAACTTGAGAAGGTAAACGTCGGTGAGCGTGTAATTCGTGCAGCAGCGCAAGCAGTTGGTAACTACACAAACACAGGTGCAACATTCTCTAAGGTCGAACTTACTACCAAGAAGATTCGTCTTGATTGGGAAGTAACAGCAGAATCATTGGAAGATGGTGTAGAAGGTGACGCTCTAGAAGATCACTTGGTACGCTTGATGACCAACGCATTCGCAAATGATATCGAAGATCTCGCTATCAATGGTGATGGTGCAACAGGAGCATTCTTGTCAATCATGCCAGGCTTTATCAACAAGGTAAAGACAAACGGAGATGCACATGAGTCAGTAGTGACCGTAGCAGATAATGCTTGGACACCTGATGTAATGCAGGGCATCATCAATGCAATGCCACGTAAGTACCGTGCACTTAAGAACAATCTTAAGTTCTACGCAGGTACAGATGCATTCGGTGGAATCGTTAAGAACAACGGTACACTTGCTGATGCAGTAGCAGAAGCATTTGCTGGACAGGTCCCAGGATCAACCCAGGCAAACCGCCAGTCATACCTTGATGGTATCGGACAGACATTCGGTGGAGCACGTACAACACGTGTTCTCGGAATTGAAGTTCAGGAAGTTCCTTACTACCCAGCAGGCTATATCGATTTGACATTCCCTGCAAACCGTGTATGGGGATTCCAGAGAGATATCACTGTAAACCGTGAGTACGTAGCGAAGAAGGATACAATTGAATACACTGTATTCGTTCGCTTCGGTATCAACTGGGAAGAAGAGGATGCAATTGCATTCGCTGACGCTGCAGCAGATGAGTAATCTGTAACAGTACCTTTAATGGGGGGCGGGAGTTCACTCTCCTGTCCCCCTTAATACTTTAATGATATAATACAAACAAGGAGGATACAATGGAAAATAATGATTACAACAAGCCGTTTTCAGTAGAAAATGTAGAAGAGCCAGCACACGTTGAAGCCCCAGTGGTCGAGACACCAGCAGAGCCAGTAGCAGAGCCAGTAGTAGAGCCAGTCGTAGAGCCAGTAGTTGAGGCACCAGTTGAGGTAGCAGTCGAATCACCAGTTGTCGAAGCACCACCAGCAGAAGAGCCAGTTCAGTCACTAGGATTTACAGAAACAGGTGCTATTGGATCAATGGCAGCAGATGGTCCAAAGAAAGATATTAAGCCAGCAAAGGATCTTGGAGACAAGGTCGCTATCTACTCAACAAGCAATGTTCGTTGGGAAGAAGCAGGTGGAGCCGTATACAGAGGCGTTAATATTGTAACAAAAGACCAAGCAGACAAGTGGCTAACTCGTGCACATGTTCGCTTAGCAACAACCGAAGAAGTACAAAAGGTTTTAGGGTAATTTAGCATGGAGATATTGAGAGTTTCGCCATATGCAGAAGTACCTGCTAATTTTGTAATTCCTGCGGGGATTGTAGATGCAGATATAACTGTTACCATAACGGATATGGCGGACCTTTCAATTTCAACATCAACCTTTACAGAGTCTTCTTCTGGAGAAGTCCTAGAAATTTCTTTGCCAGGAAAGTACGACTCTTCATACAGAGTTGAGATTGTTAAAGATCTTGGAACATCAGATGAGCAAATTTTACAGGATGAAACATACGAGATAGTTAGACCATATATTGATCCATCAACAAAAGCAACAACAGCATCAGACATCGCAGCCTATGCGCTAAATGAGGAAATTGCCAGAGCAATTATTGACTCAATAATCCCAGAAGGATTTTATTATAAGAAAAAGGTTTTACATTTTACAGGAACAGGTGCCGACTATCTTCCAATTTGGGACGATGTTAAAAAAGTTTTAGCGGTATATGAAAACAATAAGTTAGTAGAAGATAGACAATACGAAGTATCATCAGACAAGACGGCGATTATCGAAAAGTCTTCTGATAACATCAATCGTGCAGAGTCTTCTCCACTAGTTTTACCAGCAGCAGCATCGGATTCTTTGGACCCACAGTTTGTATATAGAGGGTTTGGCAAAACATGGGACTACCTAATAACTGTTGAGTATGGATATACAACAGTTCCATCAGACATTATCAGAGCAACAGAGATGCTAGTCCACGATTTAGAGTGTGGAAAGTTAGATTATTACAAGAGATTTATTTCTTCTTACAACACAGATCAATACAGAATTCAGTTTGATAAGGGTCTTTTCGAAGGAACAGGAAATATAATTGTAGACAAGATACTTTCTAAGTATGCTAAGTCTATTACAAAACTTGGGGTGTTGTAATGACAGTTTGCGAAACTCCAGACTTTATGTTTCCAATGCAAGCCTCTCTTTATCACCCAATCATTGAGCAGGGTGACTTCGGAGCAATTAAAAAGCAATGGGTTTTAGATAGAACCTTTGCATGTAGTTTTTCATCAGGTGGGTCAGCATTCAAAGAAGATGTAAAGCCAAATGTTAACATTACTCAGAACTCACTCTTGGTCGGAAGAACAAAATCAGACATAAGAATATCTTCAAGAGATAGCAAGAATGCATTAACAAACATATTAATAACAGATATAAAAGACCAAGAAGGAAATCTAATATACATAGAAACCTCTGGAGTTAGATCTGGAAAGCCAACTCTTTTTGAAATAGCAACCTGTGAACCATTCGTGGGTCCTTTCGGAGTTGTAGAGTCATTTAAGTTAGTTATTAGAAGATCAGAAAATCAATCAGGTGACCTATGAAACCAGTATACAATTCTAAGAAGTTTAAAAAAGAAATGAATAATATTATGAGGTATTCTTTTGGTTTCTTGGACGGTGTTCAAAAAGGAAAAACCCCATTCCTAAAGTCTTTAGGAGTACAGACAGTAGAAATAATGAAGCAGTTCGTAGACTCAAATGCTAGAGTAAATCCAGAAATGCTACACCACATCTATGAATGGAATCGAACAGGCAGCCCTGCTGCAAGACTGTACGACATATCGTTTACAACCAGTAACATTGGGTTATCATTTAAATCATCTTTTCGTCAATCAGAATCAATTCAAGATGGGTCAAAGACACCTTTTTATGACAAAGCAAGAATTATTGAAAGTGGGGTTTCTGTATTGATCAAGCCAAGGAACTCAGATGTTCTGGCTTTTGAAGAAGACGGCGAAATGGTCTTTACGAAAAAACCAATTAAGGTTACTAACCCTGGAGGAGTTGAAGCACAGGGTGGATTTGAAAAAACTATGGATCTATTTTTTAATAAATATTTTTCACAATCATTTTTGAGAACCAGTGGAGTTGCACAATATCTTGAAAACCCAGTAGTGTATAAGAAAAATTTAAGAGCAGGTAAAACAAGAGGAAGAAGCAAAGGCCTTTCAGTTGGATATACATGGGTTGCTAATGCAGGAGTAGGTGCATAATGGCTACCATTCATCATCCACCAACAATTATTAATGCTTACTTAGCATCAAAGATAAGTCCAAACTTTGATCGAGATAACTCTATTGGTGGACCTGAGACATTTGGAACAACATACTTTTTCCCTACTTTGCCTACACAAATAGATGATCTAACAAACACATTCCCAGATAGCAACGGTGTTTTTGGTGTCTATGACAGAATGTTTAAAATGAGAAGAGAGGCTTTTCCATACATTAAGTGTGAGCAACTGTTGTATTACTTTTATTCTGTGGGTGATGCTGCCCAGGCAAATATGATAAAAGTTCAGCAGCAGGTTAGTGATCTTTTGGACTATGCAGATGTATCAGCACAAGAGATAAATTGTTGGGCAAGAGAAAATATTGATAAATGGGATAATTACTCTGAGCCATGCTTTTTCCATAACTTTAAAATATACCAACTAGAAGAGACCAGAGATATCGTAGACTTTGGCACAGCCCGTACGTATGCGGGTAACAAGATAATCATCGACTATGACTGGCATCCAGATAGAAGAATAATCCCAGGATCATCTTTGACAGACTTTACCCCAACCCCAACGCCAACGCCTACTCCAACACCAACACCAACACCATAATAAACGGCATGTATAATTAGAGCGAGGAAACAACCCCCTTTTAATAAAATGAAAGAGGTGAGATATATGGCATACAGCCGTGGTTCAAGTAGTAACATTATCGTGGGTGCAGCAGCACTTTTTACACATAATGCAGGTCCACTAGGATTAGTAACATCAGGCCCTACTGCAGGAAAGATTACTGACGCTCAAGCAGCAACAGATCTTCCAGATTTAGCAGCAGATGCAACATCCTACAAGGATGCATTGACATCAGACAGTGCGTTCACAAATATCGGTTACACATCAAATGGTTTGGAACTAGCGTTCGAACCAGATTTTGGTGAGGTAGCAGTAGATCAACTTCTCGACGTTGCTCGTTTATTCAAGCAAGGTATGACAGTTAATTTAAATACATCTTTCGCAGAGGCAACACTAGAAAATCTTTTAGTTGCAATTGCAGGAGATGACGCAGATCTAAACGATTCAGTATCAGGTCTTCTAGACATGAGAATGTCTGCAGGAGATATCGGTGACGTTCCACTAGAGCGTGGAATCGTAGCAGTAGGACCAGGTTCTGGTTCTTCACTAGATCCAAAGGAAAGAATCTATGTTGCATACCGTGCACTCTCAATCGAGAGCGTAACAGTATCAGCAAAGCGTGACGAGGCTTCAATGTTTGAAGTTTCATTCCGTCTTCTTCCAAACGATGACGCATCATACGGTAAGATCGTAGATCGTTCACTCGTATAATATAACTTAATAGGACTAGCCCAGACCCTTGAAAGTCTGGGCTTTTCCATTTCCATTTGGTATACTTGTATAATGGCAACTAGTATATATCAAAAACGAAAGTTCTATTTTGTAGATAGAACAGAGATTTCTGCGGGACCCCTTAAGATAAAATATCTTAGAGATTTTCTAGAAACCTTTGAGCCAATCAAAGAAGCAAAAACAGACAATGAATCAATATCTATTTTAGTTGACTGTGCTTTAATAGCAATGAAGCAGTATGCCCCACATATTAAAACGGTAGAGGACCTTGAAGATAATTTAGACCTTCCAACAATCTATGAGGTTTTAGATATAGCAGCAGGAATTAAAATTAATCAAAAATCAGAAGAGCCAGTAAAATCTCAAGCAGTAGAAAGTGGCTCATCATGGGAGACCTTAGATTTAGCAAAACTGGAGTCAGAGGTTTTTGTTCTTGGAATATGGAAAGATTATGAAGAATTAGAAGAGTCTTTATCTATGGCAGAACTAAGCGCAACACTTGAAATAAAAAGAGAACTAGAATATAATGATAAAAAGTTTTTTGCTGCAATGAAGGGTATTGATTTAGATAAGCAGTCAAAGAAGGGCAATGAATGGGAAGACATGAAGGCCAGGGTATTTAGCAAAGGCAAGGCAACAGACGGAAGCGACATTATGGCTCTGCAGGGCAAAAATGCAGAAAGGGCTGGGTTTGGAATTGGAATGGGCCTCACTTACGAGGTTTACGAATAGCCAAAAAATAAGCCTGTGCTATGGTATAATTAACTAAACCTTATAAGGAGGATAAATGTCTACAAAAGTTGAAGACAAAGAAGAACTACATCTTATCGATGGAACAAAGTTTGAAGTAAGACCACTAAAGATCTCATTGCTAAAGCCATTTATGCAGAAGTTTAATGAGTTACAGGAAGTGGCAGAAGATAACGAAAAGTCAATGAACGTTTTGCTAGACTGTGTGCAGATTGCATTTAAGCAATATCTGCCACTAGTAGCAGACAACAGAGAGGCGATTGAGGAAAATCTAGATCTTCCTACAGTCTATAAGATTATTGATGCAGCGTCAGGTATGAAACTGGCAGATGCAACTGGTCTTCTAAACTCAATCAAATAAAGAAGAGGGTGTTAATGAGTGGCTGATGTAAACTCAAATATTGGTATTAATTTTGATACCAGAGCAGCCCTCGCATCTCTTCGTAAATTACAGGCTGGATTAAGCACATTTAACCAATCCCTAACTCAGGGTAATGTTGCAGCAATGAATGCCCAGAAGGGCCTTAATTCTCAACTAATCCAAGCAATCAATGCGACTGGAAAATTTGTTGCAAGTCAAAAAGAGATAGCAACAAGTACAGGATCTTTTACTAGGGCTCTTGAAAAGAACCAACTCTCTATGCGAGAGTACTTTAGGTATACAGCAGCAGCAGCGACGGCAAACACAAAAACCTTTAAAGGAATGTTTGCACAAGAGCGTGAGATTATTAACCGTGCTCGTAAAGATAGAGTAAAACTTCTTCAGTCCCAGTACATTCAATTGGGTAATGCCAATGGTGACCTTGTCAAGGTTTTGCAGGTAGTTCCAAAGCACCTACAAATGGCTAACGGCAAGTATGCTGACTACGCAACAAGAGTTCAGATGGCTGCACAACGCCAACAGTTCTTGAATCAGTTATTAAAGCAAGGATCAACAAACCTCCTAAACTTTGGTAAGAACACTCAGTGGGCAGGACGTCAGTTGATGGTTGGTTTGACAATTCCTCTTTCCATCCTTGGCTCTGCAGCAGCAAAAACATTCATGGAAATGGAAGAGGCAGTCCTTAAGTTTACAAGAGTTTATGGAGACATAACAACCTCTGGAGATGCAACAAATAAAGCAGTTGCCAATATCCAAAGACTGGGTAAAGAGTTTACGAAATACGGTATTACCGTAAAGGACACAATGGAAATGGCAGCAACTGCTGCAGCGATGGGTATGCAAGGTGATGCTTTAGAAGCCCAAGTAGTTCAAGCAACACGACTTTCCGTACTTGGCCAAGTAGAGCAACAGCAAGCACTTGAGACTACTATTTCCTTACAAAATGCTTTTGGTGTTTCTTCAGAACAACTTGCACAAAAAATTAACTTTCTTAACGCAGTAGAAAACCAGACTGTTCTTTCTATCGAAGATTTAACGATTGCAATTCCAAAGGCTGGACCAGTTGTAAAGCAACTTGGTGGAGATGTTGAAGATCTAGCATTCTTTATGACTGCAATGAAGGAAGGTGGAATTAACGCATCAGAAGGTGCTAACGCACTTAAGTCTGGTCTTGCTTCCATGATTAACCCAGCAAAAAAGACTAGTGAGTTCCTTGCAGGACTTGGAATTAACATAAAGGGAATTGTAGATAACAACGCTGGAAATTTAAAGGGTACAGTAGTAGGACTTGCTAGAGCATTAGACACACTAGATCCGCTCAATCGTGCTCGTGCTATTGAACAACTATTTGGTAAGTTCCAGTTTGCTCGTATGTCAACATTGTTCCAAAACGTTGCAAAAGATGGAACTCAAGCATCTAGAGCACTAGATCTTGCTGGAGCATCAATTGAAGAATTAGCAATTTTATCTGAACGAGAATTGGCAAGAGTTGAAAATTCAACAGGGGCTAAATTCAAAAAAGCCATGGAAAATTTAAAGAATGAACTAGTACCAGTAGGTAAGGCATTCTTACAAGCAATAACACCAATCGTTGAGTTTGTTGGAAAGATATTGGCAAAGTTTAATGGTCTCAGTGATGGAACTAAGAAGGTAATAACAATTATGATAGGTGTACTTGGAGCAATTGCCCCAGTTGCACTTATGACATTCGGTGTGCTTGTTAACGGTATTGCAAACGTAATTAAGTTCTTCGCAATGCTTCGTGGTGGAATTGCTAAACTTAACGGACAAAACAATGTCTTGGGTGGAGGGTTTGATTATTTAACTAATCAGCAGACTGAGTTGCTTGCAGAAACAAATGCTCTTCACACATCTCATCAGCAACTTCTATCTACATTCAATGTTGAAAAAGGTGCAGTCGATGCATTAGCCTTAGCATATGGAAATGCAGCCAGCCAAGCAAGAGCCCTTGCTCAGTCATCACCAGGACTGTTTAACTCGGTCCCAGGGCCTGCAGGAGCCGTAGCAGGGCTACCTCCCAAGAAGTTTGCAGATGGTGGAGTTGTTCCAGGTACAGGAAATAAAGACACAGTCCCAGCACTACTAACTCCTGGAGAAGTTGTTCTCACTAAGCAGACTGCAAAAGAAAATCCAGAATTAATTGCTGCTCTTCAAAATGGATCAGTAATGAAGTATGCAAAGGGAACTGGAAAAACTGGTACACAGACTAATCCAGGAAGAACTGGTTTTAGCATTGCTGGAGAAACATTTGGACTTGCTATAAGCCCAAAGTCTGACAAGGTTGTAGCGCAAGTAGAAAAACTTGCTGCAGCAATGCAAGATGGAACTCTGGGTGTTGAAAATGGAGCAGATGTTCTTAAAGAAGTTTTTGCAAGACTTGCAGATGACTCTCGTGTAACAATCACAGAGTTTGTTCAAGAATTAAGAATTGCAACAAAGTCAATGGGAGGAGTAGAACTTACTCCAGCACAAATTAATACAGCAGCAGGAGCCACGGGACCAAACGATAAACTTGTAGGGCATTCAGCAGGAGAAGCAGGAGTTAGCAAGAATGTAAGAGACCAGATGTACGCTGCTGGCAGAGGCGAAGAGTATGAGCGTCTTCAGACAATTGCCAACAACACTGGAGACAGACTTGCATCAGAGCGACCAGATCTTCCAAGACTTCAAAGACCAGACAAAAAGAATGTTCAATTAGATAGAGGCCACATTGGTGCCATAGGAACAACTGAAAAGGGTGTTCAAGAAGGTTGGGACCCAGACTTATGGGATTTATCAACACACGCAGAAAATGAAATGTCTCAAACGCTTGCATCTAATAATGATGCAAGACGTGTCTATTTAGAAAAACTACAGCAATCCTCTGCAACGGAAGAAGAAATTCTTTCTATTTCTCAAAAGGTAACATCTAATGGCGCATTAAATGAAAGAGAACTTCAAATTCAAAAAGAAGTTCTTGGATCTATGCTTGCTGATAAAGACTTTATGGCTGCTGAACAAAAAAAGGCAGGAAAAGGAAAGGCAATGTCAATCGAAAAGACAATGCTTGCCACAGTATACGATGCAGAAGGACGTGCTGCAATTCCAGTTCCACAAGTTGCAGATTTAAGATCTACAGAAGAAAGACTTGCATCAGGAAGAGCAAAGGTAAGAGGAAGATTTGGAAAGAATAATTCACCAGAAGTTGGTTCTGATGCAGGGTTTGTTCCGCTATCAGATGCAGAGAGAGCAGCAAAACTTGATTCGCTTAAAATTTCTGAAGATGTAGATGCAGACCTTACTGATGCAGAGAAAAAAGCAGAGACAGCATCACCATCAAGAAGAACTAAGCGTCTTGGAAAAGACATTGCCGATGGCCTTGCACAAGGTTTAGAAGAGGGAACTCCTGGAGTAAAAACAAAGTCTTCACAACTTACTGATGCTGCACTTCCATCAGCAGCAGAAACACAAGCAAAAACAGATAAAATGGATCTTGGAAACAAGGCTTTCTATGATGATATCGATACACCAGAGATGCGTGATGAAAGACAAGTTCTTAAGTCTTTAGATAGACAAAGAAGAAAGCGTGGTGCTACAACAACAGTAGATTCAGTTTCATCAACACCAGTAACATCTCAGGCATCACTTCTAACTGCTTCAAAAACTAGCCCAGCAGCAGCAAAATTAGAAGCAAGTACAGAGCAGGCAGCAACAGCGCAAGCACAGGTTGTTCAACAAATCAAAGATGAAAGTAGTTCACGTGTTAAGATTAAGGGCAACACAATTAACATTGGTCAAGCCCGTCAAGAAGCCGACAGGCTAGACAAAGAGGCATCTGAAGCAGAAGCAGCAGCAGCAAAAGTTAGAACTGAAGCAGCAAAGTGGGAAGAAGTTGCAGCCCGTGAAGGTGGCAAGAATATGCACACTGCTGAGAATGCTAGAGACCTTAAGAAACTGGCAGATGAAGCAGAAATCAGAGCAGCAGAAGCAAGAATAAAAGCAGCAGAAGCAGATATGCAGGCAACTCAGTTAGAAAACGGGACTAAAGCATCAAACGAAATTATTTCTAATGGAACACAAGAACAAGGCGATGGCTTAAAGCGAATTGTCGAGGGAACAGATGACACAGCAGGATCAACCCTACTAGTTGCAGACCAAACAGATGAACTTGTAACGGCAACTGGTGATGCTGTAAATGCTCAAACAACAAATGCAGATAACCTAATAACAACTGGCCAGTTAACAGCAGCAGCAAACAATAATCTTGGAGAAATGCTTCCAGCAATGGATCAAACAGGAGTTGCTCAGCAAGACCTTGCAACATCTTCTGCCAATATCGCAGTCGTAAACGATGATATAGAAGCAGAAAAAAGAGAGCAGTTGGCAAGACTCAAGGAGTACAATGCTAAAGAAGCAGCAGCCATGGCAGCAGAAAATGGAATTGTTCCACCAGGAAGTCAGTCAGGAAATGAAGAACTAGGCAAAAACAGAATGGGATCAGTTGAGGCTTATGAAGAAGCATCCACTTATACCAGAGATAAGAATGGCCAAATCATTTTTGATCCAGAACTTGATGCAGATGGAAAGAAGCAGCCAACAACTCTTTCAGCAAAGCAGGTTAAAGAAAAGAAACGTGGAATGCGTAGAGAGAGCGTTGGAAAGTTTTCTGGAAAGATTTCTGGAGCAGCAGGAACAGCAGCAATGGTTGCTGGTATGGCAGGAGCCCCACCAGCAGTAACGGCTGGTTTAGGAGCAGTAGCAACAGTGGCCCAGTTTGCACCAATGCTTGCTGGTCTTACTGGACCGCAAGGAATTGTAGTTGCTCTTCTAGCATTAGGAGCAGGAGCATTTCTTTTAAATAAAAAATTACAAGCAACTGCAGAGGCAATTGCAAAGTTTACTAGAACAACAACAGTATCTACAGATATGCTCAAAAAGATAGGAGAGCAGACTGGAAAGGTTGGCGCTTCTGAATTAATGAATAAGAAAAGATCTGGAGGTCAACTACAGACTTATAACGAGGCAAATAGAGACAGCACTATGGAGGCTACTCAATTCCTTGAAGGAGATGCAGGTAAGGCTCTTCAGGCAGCATTTGTTGCAAATTCAACAAAAAATGGAACAGAAGTTGCTGCTGAGCAGTTTGCACTACAGATTGCAGCAGCGATATCTGATGGAACTATTGCTCCAGAATTAGGACAAAAAATTGCGTATCAAATGGGAATCAACTTAAAGGATTCAGTTGCTGCAACAAGAATTAATGTACAGTTAAGAAAACTAATAGGTCCAAATGGAGAAGATCTAGGAACAGATCCTCTAGAAATTAGAGCAAGAATTTCACAACAGGCATCTTCCCTTTCTGAAGAATTGGTTAGAAAAGTTAATTCAGATGACAGATCCGAAGTTGGAAGCAACAGTATCTGGTCTCAAATTGGAACACTTGGAATGATTGGTGCGGCATCTGGATCAGATAAAACAGCAGCACTTGCAGTTGCTTCTTCATCAGCAGTTGAAACAGCACAAGCACAGGCTGATGCAATGTCGATATACTACGATGAGCAACTTAAAGTATTAAGAGCACAAAGAGAAACAACTACAGATAAAGCAAAGCAGTTAGAACTAGACACAAAAATTAAAGACATGTTGGCAGAACAAGAAACAGGAATGGCAAGGATGAACAATGCTGTTGTTGCACAAATAGATCGTCAAACTAGTTATGCAAGAGACCTTATCCAGAGCACAACTAATACGAAGTCTCCATTTGTTACTGGATTTTTGAATGATGACATGAGACGGGAAGATGCCTTCTTTGATGCACAGAAGAGTGATGTAAAAGCAAAATTTAAAGGCACAGCACAGGAGGCATCAGCACAAAGAGTTTTAGATATTGGTAGCAAGATGAATGCACGTAAGGAAGGGTTTGCAAGTAAAGATGAAGGACAGGTCTTTGAATCAAAGATGAACCTCATGATGCAGTCTGGACAACTGAGCCCAGATCAAATTGAAGGAATGGCAAAAATATTTAGTGGTGATTTAAAAAAGATGGACACAGTATT